GTAAACCTTTGAAATTTCAATAAATTGCTGTTTATTTGCGCAATACTGGCAGCCATCGTCCCCTCTATGTTCGGATTCGCCTGCCGCGCGTCTAGTGCACTCCCTGGTTCTGTGGTGGTATTGTTGTTCACTATTGCCGGTTTTCCATCCAGGTCATTGTATTTCCCCGAAAATGCAACCGTCTTTAAATCTGCAAAAAACTTTGCAATCTTTCCAAGAATCTTCGGCATTTTCTCCTTGGATGCTATGTTTTCTCTTTTTGCTGCTACTGTAAACTCCGGCTCCTGTAATGCATCTGTTGCATTTTCCCTTGTTTTCATCTGTTCATCAATCTTTTTCAGATTGGCATTCACAACATCCACATCGTAATCATCCTGCGGATCATCCATCTGCAGATTATAGTATTTTGTTTTTGTCATGGCAAAACCTCCTCTTTCAATTGCCTGTGCGTATAGCTATGTAACTGTGCATGCGTAAATTTATGCAAAACTGCATGTGTATTATAAATAAGAAGCACTTTGTAGCATATATCCTCTGGTGACATACGCCGGATCAGTTCTTCGACAACTCCAACACGGTCCGCTACATTCAATTTCAAATGTACGAGAATATAATAATGCTCCTCATCTGAGTACATATCATAATTGTTTTCTCCTAAGCTGGCATTTAAACATTTTACAAGTGTCGGATGCGTGTACGGTATCCGCTCATTCCACCGCATCGACACACGCGACCGGCGGAGTTCCAAATTTTCACCCTCGCCCGGAATGATATGCAAGATTCTTTCGAACCTCTCAATCCCTTCCACATCCGAAGTTTCTATAAATGCATTTCGTAATATTTTAGTGGTATCCATGTTAAGAGCCGCCACCTGTTTATCCTCGCTCTGCATCAATTGCTTCATTTCTTCAAACTGCTGCATAAACGGTGGCAGATAATCAATCATTTTTTTAGCCACTCACATCACCCCTTACCGGGATTGCATCCTCATCCAATGTTACATTTTCAGATTCACCATTCAGTTTCACATCTGTAATATCCAATATTCCATTAATCAATAATAACCGAGATTCAATCTGGCTCTTGCGCACCACCAGGTTATCTTCATTACTCCAATCAGCAGAAAGTTCTATAAAATACCCATCTATTGTCGACTGCATATCGGATTTCAAGGATTCAAATGAATATCCATTCTTATAAACCGCGGTAACCGCCACAGCAACAGGAACTTCTTTCACTCCCATAACCTTTACCACATGCCCGATAGGTGCCAGACCATATCCATCTCCTGTCTTATCATCCGGATCTACATCATTTTGTACTTTCTTCACTAATGTAGCTGATGGAGCTTTAAACTCTGATGATATGATATACACTCGAACAGTGCCACCCACTGTAAGAAGTTTATTTTTTGCAGCATCATGTACCGCTTTTAACCATGCAAATACTTCCGTTCCAACGGTTTCCGCAGACTGCTTTCCAATCCACTCCGCAACTGCTGCGACAGGAATAAACTTTGCCGGATCATATCCTTTTTCCCACATCCGGATAACTTTGCATGTGCCAACTCCATCAATGGCCGATACGCGTTCCTTATAATCCGGATTATTGCCGCAAAAGCTTGTACTAGAAAATCCCTCGTAATAACGTTCACGGAAATCTTCCACATCTTCCTCATCCTCGCCGGGGATCAAAACCTCTGTAAGTTCCGCTGATTCCATATCATTCAGATCATTCTTTGTTTCAATCGTAAGCAATGATCCCAACTGCTGATTTCCAACAATACCGGCAGTCTCACATGTTACCTGATACTCTCCGGTTGCTTCATTCATTACAGATGTTACCTCATAGTTCAAATCTCCGAGATTAAAACGATCACCAATGGAAATATCTGTATCTGACGGTTTTACCACCATTTTACATATCGCATTCGTTTCTTCCTTTGGATAAATTCCGTTTTCTGCTGCTCGTTTGATTAAATAATAGTAGGATGCTGTATCTGCATATACTTCATTCACAATCATATCCATGTCTATGTACGCTTGCGCAAGCTCCATAGCCATCGGAGCAATCGCATCGTAAATCACAGATCCTTCACGCTTGTCCAGCTTATCACTCACCTGCGAAAGCATTTCTTCCATAATGGAATCAAAATCTTTATTCTCAAACACTAATATCCCACCTCCGTTTCCAATCCGCTTACTTTATCACCTTCTGCTGTAATTACAGAAAATGTAACATGCAGGGCTTTCTTTCCAACCGGTTCCATTTCAAAATCTGTACAGGAATCAAAACGATCATCTGCAGTAATTGCATCCGTAATCCTCAGTGGCAGTTCTGACATAACATAAGATAGAGACTTCCCCCTCAGATCCTGAAACTCCACTCCATAATTCCATGAATAAATTACATTTTCATATCGCTCTGTGTTCAAAATTTTCAATATTGCCTGCCGGTTTGCATCTTCTCCATCTGCTTTGCCAAGAAAAATTCTTGAATCTTTCTCAATGGTTCCTATCTGCATTGCATATGTAAGAGACGGATCATTTTCCACTTCAAAGCCGGTCATATCATCTTCTTCATCGTCATCATCATAATTTGTCGGGATCATTCCTTCACCACCTTGTCTATTACCACAAACTCCTGACCGCCGCTTTTGCGCATCATCAACACTTCATCCCCAGCTTTTAAGGAATTGTGAATCATAATCTTTACATTTTCCAACACAATGTCATCACCAGCTCCGCCCGATCGGTCCTTCGTTTTCCATCCATACTCTTTCTTAATTGTTACTTCAACCTCATGGTCCGTCATGCTTTGTGGCACCACCAAAAATTCTTCTCCAATTTCAAAAGAGTTTGTAATTTTCACTTTCAGAGGATCTTCGCTGGTAACCACACCGGTCACATAATCACACATCTTTGCAGCCCGTACCGCATCCATTGCAATCTTCTTAATCAACTGCACCAGATTTCCGCTACTCACTAAAATCACCCCCAGACAAAACCAGGTCCATTGTATATTCACAATTTTTAAATGTGTGTGTCACTTTCTCTACCAGCATATAATTCGCAATTTTCAGATCTCCCAAATCAAGTATGACTGGCACAAGCGATCCTCCACGCACTTTACTGTTTCCAATCACACCTGATATGGTAAGTGTACGCTTCTCATGGCTATACAATTTCAATAATGCCTGTGCTTTCAGCTTTCCAATATCCGGACTATTGATCTCATCCGTAAACTGCAACGTTCCCCATTTTGCGATTTTCTTATTGTCACGTACCAGATAAATTCCATAACTGGTTCCAGTATTTTGACTTGTTGATGTCTTTGTACTTCCTTTTTTCTTCTTACTGGATTTCTTTTTCTTATAGATCAGCTTGATCTGGTTATACACATCCGTATCAATCGTTGTTTTATAGGAATAATCTTCTCCTGTTTCCGCATCTACCAGACAGGTATTTACCTTCATCTTTGCCACATCAGTCAGGCACAATTTTCCAATATTATCATAAAAAACATATGTCTTTCCTTTTACCATTAAAGTATCATCCAACGCGTTTTGAATCATATCGAACAATGCCGTATTGTCCTCAACCGCTGATCTGCGCCACCCTGTCTTTGCCAGTGTGCCGCATTTTAACAGGAAGCGCTTTGCAATAATCCGAATTACTTCATCTGCTGTTTTTTTACTATAGATAAGTGTGTCTTTGTTTTTCAGATACCTAAGCTGATCATATACGGTATACGATGCCATTCCATCTTTCTTAACTTCTTTCGTGAAAACAAAGCCATAGAAAAACTTCTTAGCGTCCACAGTGACAAGAACTTCATTTCCCATGCCTATGGAAAATCCTTTTTCAACTTTTGCTGTGAAAGTAAATTTGCCAGGTGTGCTGTCTCTTTCCCATACAACCTTTGCTCCATCTTCCACTGGTACTGTAAATTTCTTTTTCCCATTATTTACAGTAATCATTACATTGCCATTCGGTATTTTTCCCGTTTCTGCTTCATCGGCTTTTATTGTTTCCGCTTTTGCCTCATGACGCGATAATATTTTCTGCAGATATTGCAATTCTTTCTTGGAATCCTTTTTTTCACCAGAACCGGATGAATTATTTCCAGTATTTACATATTTTGGCGTGCCATAACCGGTAATTGTGGCATTATTCAAAGAATATGTCCGCCGCGCTACCTTATCGGATGTATTTCCTTCAATAGTATGTAACTGGCCACCACTAACACTTTCAACAATTCCTACATGGCTGCGGCCTGTTTTAAAATAAACAATATCCCCTCTTTTTGGCGTGTACTTCCCTTTATACTTAAACTGTCCTTTCTTTTGATACCACTGCATACCATAAGCTACGGATGCCGTTTTCGGAACAATGGAAGTAGATACCCCGGCTTCATGTGCACACCATGAAACAAACGAATGGCACCATGCAGCACCATTCGCTCCTGTATATACTCCATATTTGGTTTTATTGCTTCCCTGCTCCCGGTACCCGATCTCGCCAATCGCTACATTAACGATATCTTTCATCAGCTACCACCTCCCGGAAGTTTCAATACCGTTCCTGCATACAAATAATGACCATTCGATGATGATTTTCGTCCATGCTTACGAGCTGCATTTTCAATCGTTTTCTGGTTTAACTGATAGAGTTTCTTCCATGCAGATGCATTGTTCATCTGTTTCTTCGCAATTTTCATAAGCGTGTCACCAGATTTTATCTTGTAACTTTTGGCTATAGCTTTCGTTTTCTTCCGTTGTTTTTTAACCGTAACAACCGTTTTCTTTTTTCCGGACTTTGTCTTTTTGTCTTTCGGTACAAGTTTCTTTGCTCCCCAGTGACGGTATTCTTTCATGTTAAGCTTTACACACACATCTGATCCGTATTTATCTGCATCTTCCATGATCTCATACTCTTCAATGGTCACATCCATTATGATATCTTCGATAAGATGTTTATCTGATACTTTGTAACGATTAAACTTTAGCGTGACTGGGTTTTTCTGATTTTTCCATTTCTCCAATTTCGAAAGATAATATGCCGCTCCCACCTTTGCTCCTTCACAGGAAAAAGGGTATTTATTAATTGGTAACAGCAACTCCGGAATTGTAATATCAGACAATCCCGGAGACTTAATAAGATTAACCTCTCCCTCATTTATGAGAGTTATGGTCTTATTTTTGTTATTGATCTTGATGTCAAGAGACCCTGGGGTCACTGGAAAAAGGACCCCATCAATATATAATTCATACATCTTTAGTGTTCTCCTTCCGCTGCTGCATTCATTTCTTCCTCAATTTTGCTACGCAAATGTTCCGCCATTCCATCTAAATCCATATCATTGTTTACGTTGTTGTGGTTAATCATCTCAACCTTGATCTGTGCTGTTGTAAATTTATTCACGTACTCACGATCCGCAATATCTCTTAAATACTTCAGATCCTCACTGGATGCAGATAATGTATTTGCCGTTTTTGCGGTATTCTTGGCAGTGTCTGCTGTATTTGCCGCTGTTGCTGCGTTACTGGACGCAAGCGCATTTGGATAATTATTCGCATTTGGAATATTGGTAGCCTTTGAAGATAAGGTATTCTTTATTTTACTGGTTACACCATCTCCCCATGCCGCCCCTGCAGTATATGCATCGTTGACCCATCCTTTCTGGTAAGTGTCATACGTTTTTACTCCTTTACTAAATGCAGCCGGCACGCTGGCATAATCTTTTGTATTCCCGGCAGCTGCTGCCGCTTTTGATGCATAATTATCTGCTGCCCCCGTAATTCCAGAATAGTCAAAGTCTACAAAAGGAAGTTTATTCAATGCCGAACAAATGCCAGATACTACCGTAAGTGCTGTAGACAGCATGTTGTACCAGAGTGCCTGTACATGACTGATCGCATTGTGAAAAGCAATTTCAACATTGGTTGCACATGCTCCCCCTGCGTTCCATATTCCAATGAAAATATCTGCAACTGTTAATCCCCAATTTTTAAAATACTGGATAACAACATTGATTCCACCAGTTATCATTCCGAAAACTGACTGCGCAATATGCCCGGTTCCGGTAAATTTATTTGCCAGTATTCCAATTAGAACTATAAGTGCACCTATTGATATGGCCACTATCGCTGCAGGGTTTGCATTCATTGCAGCATTATATATCCATTGTGCTGCAGCAGCTGCTTTTGTTGCACTTGTGGAAAGCAATTGCCATCCATAATAAACAGTAAGCGCCGCTGCCACGCCTTCAACAATAGGGCCTATAATTTGCCAGTTGTCTGATACAAAAGTTCCTACTGATCCAATTCCTTCAAATATATCAAGAACCACACCGGCTACCACTGCAAGGTCATTTATTGCATTCGTTGCAAACGTTTGGAAGCCATCTGTATTTGCAAGATCATTAAGTCTCTGTAGAACCGGCTGAAATGCCATAGTGGCATTATTTTGAAATACCGTCCACATTTGCCCCCATGTCATAGGCATAGATTCAAAATTAGCATTTATCTCATCTGTTGCCGCAAATACTGCTTGTTTCACAACATCTGCCGACAGTTCCCCATCTTGTGCCATACTTCGAATCTTACCTATCGGGACATCAAGATAATCTGCAATATTCTGAATCAGATTCGGTGCCTGTTCAAAAATACTGTTTAACTCATCACCTCAAAGTACACCAGAGCCCAGCGCCTGTGATAACTGCAATTCTGCATTTGCCGCTTCCTGCGTAGACGCTCCCGCAATTGTCATCTGCTTTTGGACTAAATTTGCGAACTGGACAACTTCTGCACTGGAACTAAATGCATCTTTCGCATTATTACCAAATCGGGCAACTACACTTGCCATATCTCCTAATGATCCTCTGGCATCGTTTGCAGCCACATAAACCATGTTGTACAAATCGGCCGTACTCTGCAATCCGTCATTCATCATATTTAATCTGGAAGTGGTCTGTGTGATCTCATCCGACATCTCCAAAATTTTTCCAGCCGTCTGAATACTCAGGTACGCCCCTGCCATTCGTTTAATTGCCGAAACTAAATTCGATGATTCACTTGCACCGTTTTGTAATGACTGATTAAATTGTTCCTGCCTTCGAATATTATCATTGATCGAACTACTCGCCTGTTGCATTGTTTGATTGAATTCTTCCGCAGCTACAGTTGCCTGTGCAATTTCATTCCGGGCAGCTTCCAAAGATGCCGTATTCACACCAGCATTCATTGCCTGATCCATATCATAAATCGAAGAAATTGCCATATTCACAGAACTGATGATATGCATAAGAGGGGCGCTAAAATTGTCTGCCAACTGTATTCCCGTTGTAATTGTAGCCATATCATCACCGCCCTTCTGCTTCCTTCGCTATTTTCTTTGCCTCTTCCTTTTCCGCTTCAATTCTTATATCTATACAGGCAATAATAAAAGCCTTTTCCTCCTCTTCTAAAGCAACCCATTGGGAAGGGAGAATGTGGAGCTTGTGCAATGCATAATATGCATAGTTTGCTTCCGCATCCCCTTCCTCAATTAGTTTTTTGCCTGCTCTGTCTTATCCTCTAAAGTATCAAATCCCTGGAACTTCTGAACCCATGCAGAAAGGTCCTGGTATTCTCCCGGGTTGTCGATCATGGCATACAGAAGTTCTCCCGGTGTCTTCACTCCATAAGAATCCTGTAGTTCCTTATTGTAAAGATCCGGTTCAACAATGCTCTCTGCGATCAGATCATTGATATATGCCGTTGTATCCAATTTTGGACGGAACATATTCGGCTTTCCAACTACCGGAACATCTTTTGTATGGCCCTCACGCATTGTTTCATTTCGCTTTGATGTAATCGGACGGAACTCAAACTCCAAAGGATTGCCATTTTCGTCCACAAAAGCTTTCGATGGTGCATACTTCCCGTTCTCTCTTTTAATTTTGTTTTTTGCTAAAAATCTGCTTAAATTTGACATACATTGTCTCCTTTCTTCCTATAAAAAATCCCCTCATGCCAGACACATAAGGGGCAATATTACGCTGCAAGTCCAATAATTTCCTGAAACTCTTTCGGCATATCAAAATCATCAAATGTGAAGCTAACATCCTCGTCCAGATATGAGTCAGAAGATGCATCAAATTTCGCAAGCACTCCACTGTCAATGTTGCACTGTAAAAGAGTGATTGTCTGAGATCCTGCAGCACTGGATGGATCATCATTCGTGATCTGAATTTCGAAATAGACATCCTCACCAGTGTTTTTAAAATCAAGCATCATTTTACGGAAAATGCTCGTATTATAATGTATTGTACAAGATCCGGTTCCTTCCCATGATACCGACTTATTTCCCTTTCCTGTCTTGCCAAGAGTTGGAACCTTTGCCTTGTTCTTCTTGAAATTCGCTTCAAGCTTGATTGCGGTCATCAGATTGTATCTACGTTCACCAATTGTCACGTAGCACTCTGCAAGAGCTGCAGAGATAGAATCCTTTGCAAGCATCACATTATTCATTTACTTCACCCCCTTATTTCACTACTGTAGTCATGTACATAATACTCATGGCATTTACAACTTCAACCGTATTATTAACGACTACCGATTTCTTTGATTCTCCCTGTTCCACGATGACATTATCCCGCTTGAAATTCTCAATAGCCCGCAAATTCTGTAATTTTTCACGGATCTCGCACAGCCCACTTTTCAAGCTGTTCCGCCCTGGATCATCATTTGGGAACTTCCCGCGGAACCGTGTCTTAAAGAGCAGTGCATCATCATTTGCAAGCTGGTCTACAACCCTGATTGTCTGATTGTCGCAAAAAAATTCGTTGCAATCTTCCGTGATGGTTATGTGTGTATTGATATCACTTAGAATCTCAATTTCATCATCATTTCTATCAAACACAAGCTGTCCCTTTTTGATATAATCTTCCAGATCATTGTCAATTGGCTCAATGGAAAATTCACCATCGTACACTCTGCCCTCGCAGGACTTATTCACCGCAGTGGAGCATTCCACCCCGGTAAGCCAATATACAGCGGATGCTTCCGGCCAGCCCTCGTCCGTCGTTTTATTCGGTGCGGAAATAACTCCCATATAGTCAGCATCCGACTTGTAAAGCACAAGCTGAAACTTCTTACCAACTTCATCACGCATACGCTTTACATATGCCACATACAGCCTCTTGGTCACCTCATCTGTAACCACAACGCCCATCGTATTAAATCCGTAGGCTTCTGCCTTTGCCAGATACTCCGCATGCGCATCGCCATTGACGACACCATTCGTTCCGCCAGACAGTGCTGCCGATGCAACTGCTGCAAGTTCCAACGTATCTGTTTTAAATGTCACAAAGTCATTATCTTTCAGATCAGCCGCTTTTTTTACATTCTGTACTTCAATTCTGGACGTATCAAGATATGTAGTTACATTCCACGACTCTGGATCATCCACGTCCTTTGCTATGGAGATCCTGATCGCATTGCCGCGTGTCCCCGTGTACTTAGCTGTAGCATAATCATTGGACGCTTTTGTCCCGCCGCCGTTTAACCGGTATGCATACAGCACCAAGGTTCCGCCAGCAAACAGATCTCGCAGTCCTTTCATCTTATCATCGGTATAACTATATCCGAATATCTTTTTCGAATACTTCTGCATATCCGCTGTAGTAACCTTAAAAACCGTATCATCCGGTCCCCAGTCAAGTTCCAACGGCATTGTGGCAATACCACGGTCAGACAATGCCGCAGATGCAATCCCCGCACTTACGACATTGATATACGCGCCCGGAAGCACTTTGTTCTGGGTTATCCATGTTCCTCCGCCAAATGCCATTTACTTCACTTCCTTTCTCAGATAATCACCGGTGATCTTATCCACCTGCGCAATCGTATATGTTTTTCCATCTTCCAGCAACGCTTCCAGCAGATCCCGCTGTTTCTTATAGCGTTTGGATTCTGCCAGCTGCTGCTTTGTAAATACATCCGCAGATACCTGCTGTTTTACCTCTGAATTCGGTTCATTCATATCGCACCTATCCTTTCAAATGTAATATTGTTGTCATAGTTTCCATAAGGGGAGCCGGAACCTCAACCATGCGGACAAAGTAGTTATAATTTACAAAGAAATGCAACACACCGTCTGTAATCTCATGATGCATATCTGTCCCACGCACTGGCTTATCTTCTCCCAAAGGAATGATATTTTCCAGCGCCCACAACATCCGTTCTGCCACTTCACACATTTCTGCATTCGGGTCTGTCTCCGATGTGGGGAAATATTGGATGCAAAACGGATTTTCCATCCAATACCGTTTTGATGGAAAATCTGTCTTGGATGGATTTAAAAGGGAAATAAAAAAGCAAGGTTCTTTCAAGTCCTGCTTTATTTCTTCTGTATAAATTTCGTATTCGTCCCCAAATTCTTCATTTAGGGCAATTGCAATTCCAGCAATTACATTATTAAGCATTGAACGCTCCTTTAAAAAAATCTGCGAATCTCTTTTCTAGCAGCTGTGGCGCAATACGTTTTATTTCGTTTTCTGATATCGTCATCATAAAATGTCCAGGTACCCATTTTTTGTGATTTGATGTTCTGTGCCCATACTCAACATAGCTGGCATATTCTACCGGATTTACGATCTCAATGACATATGTGCCACCAGAATGTTTCACTGACAACTTGTCGACACAATTTTTTGCCGATTCTCTTTTATTGCCCGTCCACCCACGTCTTAATGTGCCGCCAACCTTACCGGAAATTTTGTTTCCTTTATGTGATTTCCCTGATTCACAAGTATATGGAGCACCTGAGTAATCCCCAACCGGTGTCCTTTTGATTACTTTAACAAGCAATCTGGCGGCAAGCTCTTTCGCACAAGCTTCACAAAACTGCTGTCGTTTTGCTTCACTCGCCAAATTGTTTAAATTCTCCTGGAACTTTACCAGTTCCCGCATATCCACGCTTCCCATTCCCATCATGCATACCTCTCTGATAATTGCAACACAATCTCCTGATGCGTCGGATATACTGCTGCCACACTGCCGTATTTATAGTTTTGTGTCACACCAGCCTGTGTTACTGTAATCTTTGCTCCCGGC